AGGTCTAGGGGGGCAAGGCTAAATATGCCAGCACCCGTCACGCCAGCTTTGCGGCTAGCTTTTATTGATTGCCGTAAACCTGCTTGCAGATTTTTAGCCATCAGCCGGCACACATTAGAGCAGCTACTGATGGGCTGCCACCGCTCAAACTAACAAGCCGCAAACGGGCATAATTAACTGGGCAATTGCTTAGGCAATAACCAGTTGTGCTGTTGGATGTGATTGTAGTATCAACATTATTTTGGTCAAGGTTAAAATAACTGATGCCATCAAGGCTGCCTTCAAATCGGATAACAACGTTGGTGCCAATGGTTGCAACGGTGACTTGGAAGGTCACTGCTTTTGCGCCATAGCTCAAGCCGTTTTCGGTAACGCCTGCTGCGGTAAGCGTGTCAAGCGTTACAAACTGTTTTGATTGAAGCGATTCGTCAGCGGATGGCATGAGTGGAAGTGCTTTGTCGTCAGTTTAGCAGAACCCTAAAGCCCCAGCAGCGCCTTCAATTCCGCCACGGTCAGGGTGTCGCCTCCAGGGCAGCCTTGATTTCGTCAGGGTCAGCAGCGGCGTCGATGGCGACTTGCACCTCGGCGTACTTGTTGCGGATCTGCTGGCGGGCGGCTTCAGCCTCAGCGGCGTCTGCACCTGGGATCTGCTTGGCGATGATCTCATCGAAGGGGGCAAACGCTTCGGTGCGGGCTGCCCGGCGTTTGTCGTGGCCGATGGCGCGGCACTGGTCAAGGTCGTGCTCGACGCAGCCGTCCATGCCGATCACCCAGGCGTTGCGGAAGGTGCGATCACTTGGGATGTCAGCAGCGGAGACGATCTCGTAAGGGACGCCCACGGGGACATCTTTCAGCGCCAGCTCAACGGAGCCGGTTGGGACGATCACGGCAACACCGCCGGATTCGGTTTGGTAAATAATGCGTTGGTTGGTCATGGTGGTTGTGGTTGCCATGGTTGCGGGTTAGCGGAAGATGCTAATGCAAACATAATCAATATCAGCTAACGATCCGGTTGACATATTGTTTACCACAAAACGCGCTGCCGTAGTTGATGGAGAAGATCCAGTGTGTAGCGCTGGAACGTAATCTGTGTCGTTATTAGCAACACCTCTGTATCCAACCGTAAACGCAAAGTTTGCATCCACCAACGCCGTCGTAAAGTTCACCGTGTAATCCCCAACCCCGTTATCCGTAATGCTGCTCACATTCCCACTGGCCCGAATCGCTACCGTACCGGTGCCGTTGAAGTTCACCCAAGCGCGGCAGCCGTAAGCAGTGGCAACAGAGCCATACCCAGAATTGAACTTTAAATCTGAGCCATCAAACTCACCAACGCTTGCGCCATTTGTAGCAAATGCCAGCCTGTTTGCACCTGCTCTAAATACTCCGGTATCAGTATCTGATGAAAAATTAACCGATGGTGTTGCAGCAGTGCCATCTGCAAGGTTTGACGCACCGCCATTTGATATAAAGCTTAATGTTCCCGTTCCGTTGGTTGACAATACTTGGCCGTTAGTGCCATCTACGCTAGGAAGCGTAAATGTAAGATTGCTGGCGACTGTTGCTGGGGATTGTATTGCAACATAGTTGCTGCTATCAGAATCAGCAAACCTTAAATCGCCTTGCCCATTTAGTGTTAAATTGCCCCCATATACAGTTAATTCTCCAGCGCTGCTGACGCCAAACCGGCGTGTGCCTGCTGTCGCAATATCAATTGCATCAGCACCACTAGAAAATAGGCCGGTGTTTAAATCGCCTGATACAGCAATGCCCGGCAATGCTGCGGTGCCTGCGGTGACGACTAGGGCGCCAGTCATGGTGCCGCCAGCCAATGGCAGTAGTCCGAGGTTGGCGCTGGCCAGCGTGCCAACGGACACCCATGCGTTGTTGGCGGCATTGCGGATCTTCAGCAGCCCGGTGGTGGTATCTGGCCACCACTGGTAGGCATACATGGTCCCCGGTTCAGTGGCGCCGCTGTTGTTGCTGACGATTGCGGCAAGGCTGCCGTTCAGGTCAGAGCGGACAGCAGCACCTGTGCCGTTAGCGATGACGTAATCGTGCTGGGCCATGCTCAGGTCACTTTGCTTTCTATTCTAGCCTCCTTTGCCAAACCCAACCGCGCTCCATAGAAAGTTGCGGCTGACGGCAGTGCCAGCACTGTTCCTGAAGATTACCTCAAAGCCCGTGCTGGTGACGTTCGTGACGTTGAAGAAGTCGCCTTGTGACAGGTTTTGTGCTGTGATGCCGATGCTCGGCAGGCTTGTATTGGGTCCACCTAACAGTGCAGTGCCGGTAAAAAACGGCTTGTCGAACGTAACCGCATAGCTGGCTGCACCACTGGTAAGAGCCACAACCGACTGCTCAGTGCGCCGCTGGAAGGTGGCTTCATAGCCAAGCTGGTCAATCAGGATGTTCTGCGCTGGGTTGCTGCTGCTTAGCTCAGCCTTAAACTCGAAACCGCGACCAAGGAACGTACCATTGACGAACTCCTGCCAGCTCGACCATGTAGGTGAGCTAGCGGGGTTGTCTGGTGTGCGGCGCAGGTAAAGCTTGGCATTCACTTGGTCTATGATGCCGCCATCCCAGTCAGACCATGAGTCCACTTCTGCGGTGCGGCTATCTACCAAATCATTGGGGAAGAAACCAGCGGTAACAAAGAAGCGGCTTAGATCAAGTGAAAATACGGCGCCAAGGTCAACTGCATTAGCGAACTCATAGGTGCCAACTTCCTGCACAGCACCTGGATAATCCATACTGCTGAGCAGGTCTAGGTCAGCAATGGAATCAAACAAGATGTCACCATCAAGCACCAGCGCATCAAACTCATCGCTATAGAACACATCAGTTTTGATCCCTTGATACGGCGGCGAATCTGCATCCTCGCGCCGGCTTTGCACTAACAGGTTCCCCAGTGCATCAGGGAAATCAACGATCACGCTGGTTTCTGTGGCTGATTGCCTGCCACCGTCATCCTCAAACTTGACCAAGATTTCACCTTCAACCAATGGCACAATTGCCTCAGTGCTGACGCCAGCTTTTGCCGGTATTAGGTCAACACTGTTTGACCATGTACCCGTGCCATCGGTTAAGTTAGTGTGGCGAATGTGAACACGTCCGCCAACTGCTACGTCAAGGTCAACAGTTTGAGCCCAGCGCAGGCGGGCGCTATTGGCGCTGATTGGTTCAATAGTTAACTCTTGAACATTGCCAGGTACTGCTGTTTTGCCAATAATAGTAAAACTAGCAGGCGATATGACGCTTGCTTTTCCTAGGTTATTGATTGATTGAATCTGTACCTCCAGCGTCCCAGCAACCAAACTGTTGATGCGTGCCGATGGTGATGTTGTGTCTAGCGTTATCCAGTTATTATCATTCAGCTTGTACTGAACACGGAATGAGCTAACCTGCTTTGGCGCAATCCAGCTAAGGTCAAGTGCCGTAAGAACATTATTGCCATCCTGGTACAAGTGCTCAACACCTTGAATACTGCTAACTGGGTCTGGCTGTGCCGAAAGGTTAGTAATATCGCGTGGCGTTACAATTAGATCATTTTCGATTGCATCATATATTGATGCGTTATAGGCCAATGCCGTCACACCAAATGTGCCAGGGTCTGTTTCTGTAACTGCAATGACGCGAAACGTTTGCAGTTCAATGTCGGTGGTTTCAATAACCCACATCGCTTGAGCGTTTGGTGCCTCGCTGAAGGCATTGCCTAGCGTGACGGTTGTGCCAGAAATGCTTTGGATCGGCCTTGTTTCAGCTAAGCCTGATGGAAGCATCGCCGTGATCGTTGCATTATTTGCCACTACCACTGATAGATCTTCAGTGCTATCAATGACCACTGATGACGTTGTTGCGCTGCTGATGCGGCCACCACGGCGCGAGCCGGCCTTCATGGGATCGGCAATGCTGATGACCATGCCAGGGCGCAAGATGATGCCACTGTCGATTGAAACGCTAAACGTCACCGTTTCTGTTAGGTTTTGCTCAGTCAGTAGCGTCCATAGGCCAGCGCGGCGGGCTTGGCCTTGGCTGTAGCAACCAAGCAGCTTTACGTCACGGTTAATGATCCCATATTTGCTGATTGCTGCTGCATCTTCGACATATTCAAATTCAACCTCACCAAGCCCTTGATAAGTTTGATAGCCAATGGTTGCAGTAGTAGCGCGTACTTTTTGCGATGTGCCAGAGTAATTAAAAAATCCTTCTACAACATTAGCTGCTGTAATAATATATTGCGGATCTGATGGTTTGTCTTGATTGACGACCAGCGTGCCAACGCCATAATATGCAATACCACGAAATAGTGCTGTAAATTCTTGGATGACATTGTAGACCTCATCCCGACTATTTAGCAATAAGTTGCACTGAAAACGTGGCTCTAGTGCGTCTCTTCCATTGCCTACCAGTTCATTGCAATACTGGCTGATTGAAAAGAAATCATATCGATCAAGGCTGCTGACCGGGATGGCTGCCCCATAACGGGTGTTGGTCAGTAAGTCCCACAGGCACCATGCTGGATCTGCGCACCATGTTGCGGCACCAAACGTACCATCCCATACTCCTGAATAGGTGACGCGGCCAAGGTGCGTTGTGGTGTCAACCGTGGCATTGCTTGGCAATTGGATCTTGATGCCACGAATCAAATACTTGCGTGATGGGATACTGCTAAACTGCCTAGAATCAAAGCGCAGCCCTACTAATGCAGTATTGGGATAACGAAACTTTTCATCAATGATTTCTGTATAGCTGTACCAAAAAGTAGCGTTTTGATTGCGGGCGCTTACAGAATCTGCTGAATCACGAACAACGCGCAGATCAACTGGAAACGCGCCAGTTAATGGGATGATGTAATCCCGCTGATACCTGTTGGTTGTCTTGCCGCTGATGGTGTTGCTTATAACTGTTGTATAACCGCCACCGTTGTATTGCACTTGAATAGAAATGCTAACACTGTTGCCGACAATGTCTCCATCGTTCTCAATAATTTGCAGTGCAGGCACCTGAACGGTGACGCGCACGCGATCAACATTGGTATCTGTAACCGAACGAGTGACAGGCACGCCAAACTTAGCCTCTACATTGACGCCTTTTTCGGACTCAGTTCCACCGGATAGGTTAGTAATAGCTGATTGCGCTTGCGTTCCATTGCGTGTTGCAATGGTGTAGCCAGTAAAATTATCAGCACCACTGCTGCTTTGAACTGGTGTGCCATCTAAATAGATACTGTTGTATCCACTATCAAGACCAGAGATTTCGCCTTCGCTAAGCAAATCCAGTACATTTGCATATTGTACGGATTGCAGCGAATCATCCTGTTCTGTTGGTGTATGCTGTTCTCCGCCACCACCACCACCACCTTTACCGCCGCCGCCACCAGCGCCTTGGATAAGTTCAATCATGATTGATCCACATCAAGGCCGCTGCTGATCACAGCAGATCCAACATAGGCACGACCATAGCAAACAGGAACTGGCATCCCCTGTTGGGTGGTATTGACAATGCCTGAAAAGCTGAATGATTGCAATCGTGCTGCCTCCTTGCCTCGCTCAAGACCAGAGAATTGTGGTGCAGGCGAAAGCATTTGCGCTACACCGCCTAGCAAAAGACTGACGCCAACACTTCCAATAAAAGTTGATGCCGCTGCTCCCAACGTAAACGCAGTGCCACCTAGAGCCATTCCAGCGCCAAGAAAACCTGCGCCAATAGGCGCAAAGACAACAGCAAAAGCAATAAGAGCAATCCCAGCCAACACTTTTCCAACACCGCCAGCACCAGCCACAACTGGTGTGATGCTGAACACCTCACGCTCACTCCATGGCTGAAACATTGGTGACACATCATCCTCACCAATCTTTTCCTTGCCGATCGTCACCCGATAGCCGACGCCATCTTGCTCGCTGTCGATCAGCCACTTGTCAAGGCCGGGGAAATTGGCGCACAATGCCTTGATCGCCTGAGCAGGTGTATCAGCCTCAAACTGAAAGCGGCATTGCCCCAGCCGTTTGCGTAGGGCGCCGTAGACCTTAACGACTTTCATGCCGCAAGACCATGGCAGTGTTCTTCACATAATAGCTCCCCAGGACATCCCTGCTGCTCAGCCGGCCTTGGATGTGATGCAGGATCTGCTGATCGTCAATGTAGATAGCGGCATGATTTGGCAGGCTTGATTCAAGTTGCATCAGCAAGGCATCGCCATATTGCAATTCATCAAATGGCACTTTATGAAAATTCTCACGGTGAAAATTGTCTAGGTATAGGTTTTCGCCACGCTCCCAAAACTTGTCACGGCGCTGGTAATCACTAAGGCGCAAGCCAAATTCTTTGCCGTACCAATCACGCACCAGCGCGTAGCAGTCCACTACGCCAAACACAAACTCGCGGCCAACGTATGGCAGCTCAAAGCCATCAGGCTCGCAGTAGCCCCATTCTTCCGTCTTGGGATTAACGATAAACCATGGAAGCCCTGATTTTTCACATGCCACACGGTCTGCATCTGATGGCGCTGGATTTGTCACTGGGTGACTGTGGACAATAGCGATGATCTCACCTTGGTCTTCAACCTGCGCATAGTCCTCACCACTAAGCACAAAATGCTCATCCGGTGTGTCGGCAATGTTGCGGCATGGAAAGTACCTACGGCGCCCTTTTACAACTGCAACCAAACCACAGCATTCCCGTCGGTCGTCGCTTTGAGCATGCTCGAGGATTTCAGCGCAGATCGCATCAGTTAATTTCATTGGATTAATCCAGCCCCAGGGAAGCTACCAAAGGGTAGCTCTGCTGTTTCGCCAAACCGTAGTTTGCACGATGAAATCCGCTTGCCGCACGCATCCAAAGCCAACGTGCCAACTACTTGGTTTAAGGTGTTGAAATAGTTTGAACCAGTGTAACCACATTCACCACTGCGGTATTGCCACTGGCAGATATTAGCAATGATCTGACGGCGGGGCAACATTACGCCGGCAAGGTCAAACTTACTGGCAAGTTCAAATTCAACTGCTGCACTATTTTCATTTGCTTTGCGGTCAACAAACCACACCTCATCTGGGAACTTAGCGTGCGGATCGGCACCTGCTTCACCATCAAGGTATTTCTTAAGCGTGCGAACACGCACTACCTTTGCGCCGCCTAGGTCATTGCCTGGAGTTATAAGATTAATTGCGAGTAGAATTGTTGTAATGCTACTGCCAATGTTGCTTATGACTAGCTTAGGGCGTGGCAAACTGCCAGTGCTTGAATAATCAAACCCGGTTGCTTCAATTGGCAACCGAACATATGATTGGCCATTCCAGATAATGTTGCCAGTTGCAGCGGCATTTGCTCCGTTGTGGAAATAATAAATGTCGCTGGTGCCATGCAGCGTAGCGTCAAGATGCAACTGAAATAATTCAATGATGGCATTAGGTGCCAGCACACTGAGATCTTCATATACCGCACTGATCGCCGTCCATGTGACGCCACCATCAATAGTGGTGCTACCAATCAACGTTGGCCATGCCGGTTGCGTGGCGCCTGATGTGCCAGCCGTGGTGCATTGAAACACCAGGCCGAAGTCCTGCACCGCAGTGGCGCGGACAATGTTGCCAACGGCGTAGCTGGTAGTAGCAGCCCAAGATGCGTATGCCATTAGGGTTCGTACACTTCCCGAAACTTAGCTTGAATTGTATTAAAATTAAAAACACGCAATGTTACTTGCCACTCCTCGCAAACATATTTGCCTGCACTCCCACTTGGTGGTGTCCAATCAAAACTGTTGACACCTCCCTCCGTGTCAAGAAAAGTTGTGATCTCATCGCGTTGGGCATCTGTCCGTTCTGAAAAGATTAGCGTCCATTCCTTTGGATTAGCGTTCAAGCCAAAAACCGCACGCTGCTCGTAACCATCACCAAATTGGACTTTGGTAACACGCGGCTTGCTTGCTTCCGTTGCTTCAAAGCTGGGTGTGAATGTAAAGGTTGCCATCAGGCCAACAATCCTCCAGGGCGCTTTTGCTTCACCAATTCTGCCTGTACAGCAGCCGATATGGCAACCCCAAGCTGCCGGCTCTGCGCTTGGTCACCCTGCACGCTCGAGCCCGAAGCATCGACGTTGACCGTCACCGACGTGCCACCACCGCCACCTGCAACGCCCAGCTTGCCGTCAGCACCACGCTTGAGTGGCATGATCGCCTCAGGGCCAGCCTCACCCATGAGCCCGATGCCCTTAGCAAACGGGAACACCATCGGCCGATCGACGATGCCACCCTTGGCGTAAGGGACGATGCCGTTCTGCGCGAAGACGTTGCCGTTGGCGGAATAACTGTATTGGTTTGGCACGCTGATCGCAGAGCCTGAAAAGTCAGGCGGCCCACTAGCGCCAAAGATGCCGCCAAACATACCAGGCAGGAATTTCTGGGCCAATCCAATGATCTGCATCTCGATGTATTTGGCGATCATCTGGCTGGCCATGTCCAAGAAATGATTGGCAATGCTTTTGAAGAAACCGGCCAAGGCTTCCTGCGCAGACATCGATCCATCGATCAACCCTTTGAAGGAGGTGGAGAACGCCTCACCAATTGCTTGGGCGCCAGCCATTACCTGTTTGATGGGATCCTGCAGATCAGCTAGGCTTTTTTTCAACTCCTCCATCTTGGTGCCTAGCTCACCACCAGTCAGGCCAGGCATCAGGTCAACGTCTGTGCGGAACGTACCGGTCGCAGTGCCGCCAGTAAATGCTCCAGCAAGGGCGGCTTGGCGTTTTTCGGTTAGGACATCAAGGAGACCCGACTGAGCGTAAAGCTCCCTGTTTTCTTTTTTTAATATGTCAAGTTTATTGATTTCGTATTTTTGCTTTGCGCTTTCAAGGGCAAATGATTTTGCTCCAATACGGTATTTAGTTTCTTCTTTTGAAAGAGAATCTCTTAACAACTTATCGTACTTGCCTGCAATTTCGACTTTAGTTTTATCGTATTCCGCATCAAGCTTTTCACGTTCAGTCATGGCTACGGATAACTCAAAACTTTTTTCTTCAACTTTGTATAATTGTTTTGCATCAGCCAATTGTTCTTTTGTTCTGTCAGCAAGGCGCTTGGCTGCGTTTTCTGCTGTCTTAGTATTATTACCACCACCAACCGTGTCGCCAACCTTGGGTGGATTAAAAACTGTTCTTTCAGTAGCTGCCGCTGCGGTCGGGATTTTTATAATGCCTGCCTCAATCCCCATTCTTCTAAGGCTGTTTGCTTGTAACTCTTGATTAATCTTGTACGTCTCGCTGCGTTGTTTTTCAGGATTCTTTGGATACCGAAGTTCCGCTATGCGCGTTGCAGTTTTGTTGTTCTCAATTTGCTCGCCGATGGAAACGGTTTTGCCCAATGCAGCACGCATCTGTGCCATCTCAATCATCTTGTTTGTAGCAGTTACTATTTGCGTAATAAAATCTTGGAACCCCGCACCAATTGGTTTGAAAAAATCACCAAAAGTCTTGCCAAGTTGATCCAATGCAACTTTCATTCTTGCACCAGCGTCATCCGTAGATTTAGCCATTTTGTCGGCTGAAGCACTATATTGCGTTGTAAGGTAATCCGCTGTTTTCATTAAATCATTCAATCCAACTTCTCCTTTCTTTAGTGCATCTTGCAACTGCGAACCTGTTCTTCCAGTGGCAGTTGCAATAGCAGTAAAAGCTCCGGGCAAACGTTCTGCAATTTGATTGATTTCTTCAGCGCTGATTTTTCCTTTTGAAAATATCTGTGTCAATGCAGTCATGACGCCATTAACTTCTTCCGCACCGCCGCCAGTTGCTTTTATGGCTTGGGTAAAGGAGCGAAATACAACTGCAGCATCATTAACTTTGCCGCCAGCTCCTATAACAGATGCCGATAATTGCGTAAATCCCTTGGTTGCTTCCAAGATTGGAACATTTAAATCTTTTGATAAACGTGAAATTGCCTCTTGTGCGCTTGCATATTCATCAGAAGTTTTGGTTACACCTTGCAATGCAATTTGCAATCGACCTATTTGAGCTGCGTATTCAGCCATGGCTGCAATTGATTGCCGTAACATCCCAACTTGTGCGCCAATTGCCCCACCAGCCAACGCCCCGCCTGGGCCGCCAAATGCGCCAATGCCGGCACCAATCAAGCCTTCAGGGCCACCAAAAACACCAGATGCTGCAATGGCTCCGGCAGTTTGGCCAAACTGTTGAAGATTAGCCCGTTTCTTTGTTCTGTTTGCCAATCGCCTATCAAAATCTGCTAACGCACGATCACTCCCTTGTTGTTGAATGCGAAGTTCTTCACGCGCTTTTTTATCAGCAGCAGCAATTTCTAAGTTATTGTATTTTTCAGCAGTCAATAACCGCTCTTGCCTTGCACGCCGTGACAATTCCGTCAACTGTTGTTCGGCTTGAACAGCTTGTGTCAATCCTGTATTGACTGCAGCGTAATCAACAGCTCTTGGTCCAATTGGTTGCGCATATTGCGTGGTGTCCCTAATGGTTCGAGCTTGCCCTGCAACAGTGGTTCTCCCAAAGGTAGCCCCAGCACCAGACAGGTCAAACTGACGCCTTGTGGCGGTTGCTGCTGCGTTTGCTGATGATGCAATCTTGTTGAACCCAGATGCAACTTGAGCTTGCTTGCCCTGCAGGGATCCAAGTTCAATGTCAAGCTGCTTGATTTCAGATGTCAGTTCATTAAATGTTTTGC